GCCACGGGGGGTAATGAAACGGTCGTTCGCGACGCCCGCGCCGCCCTTGACCAGTACGGGAGGCAATTCGATAGGCAAGTCGCCCCCGCCTTGCTGGTGATTGGTGTAGGCCACATCGGCGGCCAATGTCGAATAAACGTAGAGCTTGCTCATTTGGTGAACTCCTAAGAGATTGACGGGGGATTGAAGGCCCCACGATACCACAAAAGAAAAAAGGCCCCAAGGTTTCCCCCGGGGCCTTCAATGGCTCACTGCAACTTTTAGCAGCCGCTACGGCGCACGACCGCGAACGGGCGTTTCACCATGATGCCTGCGGTAGCGTTCGAAAAGTCTTCGACGTAGCCTTTCGCTTGCTTCTCGGTGCCGAGGGCTTGGAACTTCGCGGGCACGATTTGCACGAAGGTCGCACCGCCGTCGCTACCGCCGTCTTCCACGGAGTCAGCAAAGAGGTACGCGACATTCGCGCCACCGTTGGCGGCGTTCAACTCGGGCGCGGAAATGACGCGGCATTTCGGGTAGGTCTTCGCCAGCCAGTCGCGCACCGAGATACCGAAATCGCTCGTGACGCTCAGGTACTGGAACACCGCAGTCGCGACCGCGAGGGTCGTCGGGGTGCGCTCGGGGTCGATCTGGTCTTGCGACTGGTTTTGCAGCGCCGCGAACATCCCGCGAATATCGGCCGTGATATTCAGGAAAGTCTTGGTACTCCAAGTCGTAGTCGAGCCGGTGCCGGTCGCCGCGAAGTTGGAATAAGCGGGCAAGCTCGGGTCGTTCAGGAAACCATACGTGCGGTTCGCGCCGCCGTTGTAGCCGTAGAAACCGACCTTGTTGCGCATAATGTCGAGGGCCAGAGCCGCCGCACTGCGCTTTTCGGCCGCGTTGTTCACGCGAACCCGTGCGCTGCGAGCGTCTTCCAGCAAACCGACCTTGATGCCCTTTTCCCAACGCACGACGGTACGGCGTTCGAAATTCAGGTTCCACGAACCGAGCGGGATATTGGTGTAGTCACCATACGGCGACGCCTCGCCCAGCGGTTCGAGAATGCCTTGAATCACTTCCTCGTCGTCCCACTTGCCCGCAGTCGTCACACCGACGATTTCGTCGATACGGCGGGCGGCGGTCAGCACGCGCACGAAGCCGGGAAGCCACGATTGCAGGAACTGCACGGGGTTCGAAATGCTGGCCGTGGTGATCAGCCCTTGCGTGTCGTCCATCGCCATGCCGTCGAGGCCCATGCCGCGAATCTGATCGCGCACGAAGCCCGGGGACAAGTTGATGCCGATTTGCGCGAGCGCACCGTAATCGGCGCAGTCTTCGGCGGTCATTGCGACCGGGGAAATGTCACGGCCGAAAATGTGGCTGTGAACTTGAGAGGCTTTTGCCATGTTCGTTTCTCCTTTTGTTGGACGGTGATTAAGCGCCGGTCAGAGAGACGACGGCCAGCCCTGCGGCGGCGTTCGAGAACCGAGTCACCTTCGCATTCGCGATTTGGGTTTGGCCGGTCGAGGCCGTGCCCGCCGACAAAACGCCGGTCGCGTTCGTGAAGTACACGCCGTCGCCAATGTTCGCGGCATTGGACAGAGCCACCACGATTTCGCCCATAGTGACGAACTCGCCGACGGTGCCGTTCGGGACGGTCAGGGTCGGGGCTAGCGGGCCGCCTGCGCTCGTGCCCACGCTCGACAGAGCCTTGGGATTCGCGAGGATACCGCCGAAAACGCCCGTGCCGCCTGCCGTGTACTGGCCGTCGGCAACGTCAACCGTGAAGGCACGGCCGACGACGTTCAAGGTCGGGTCGGCACCTTTGATAATGCCGGGGGTTGCACGCAAGGGGCCTTCGAAGACGATTTCGCCCACGACGCCGAAGCCTTGATTCAGTGCGACAGTAGATTGGAAGCCCATGATTTATTCCCCTTTCTTGAGGTGACGGGACACGAAGTTGCCAGCCTTTGCGGGCGCGGCATCCATACCCGACACGGTAGCGGCGGGAGTGGCGACGGGTTTCGCCTGCAAGAAACCTTGCAGGACGGCGGCCTCTTGACCGGCTTCGGCTTTCAGGCCGAGCTTGTCGCAACCGTACTTCACCACGTCGTCGAAAGTCTTGTCGGCATGATCGAAGGTGCCCACGACGGCCGAGAGTTGCTTCACCAGCGCGTCGCGCTTGGCAATGCGACCCAGCACGGCGCGTTCCATGTCGGCCGCGTCCATGCCTGCGCCTGCGGGAGTGCCTTCGCCGCCGTCTTCGGGCTTGGCTGCGGCGGCCGGTGCGGCTGCGGCAGGGGCTGCGCCCTCTTTGTCGAGGCTCACGCCGTGTTCGGCTTCTTCGAGGGGTTTCAGCTTTGCGAAAGCCTCGGTGAGTTTCGCCACTTGCGGGGCGAGTTCGGAAAGCGTGGTGACGACTTGTTCGAGGGTCATTGCGCCCGCGCCGCCGCCTTCGCCGCCTTTGTTTTCTTCAGCCATTTCTAGCTCCTTTGCGTCAAAAGTAAAAGTGAAGCGATCCATTACGGCCACATCCGGCCCCATGCGCCCCTCGGTTACAAGGGCAAGATGATTGCCCCTGATCTTGCGTTGCACTGCGTCATAACGTTGGCCGTTCCAAACGCCCGCCGTCATGTCGTAAATGCAACGATACCCGGCCGAAAGCTCACGCTTACCCGCCGCGATCAATGCCGCCAGTGTAGACGAAAAAGCCTTGATGTTCGCAAAGAGTGTGCCGTCGCGAAAAAACACGTCTTCGCCGATCACCCCTTGCACCCCCTTGCGCTCGGCAGGCATGGCCCGGTCGGTCAGTTCCTGCGCCACGGGGCCGAGCATCGTGTGGTCGTCGATCCACGGGATCAGCTTAAACGACTCGATACATTCCGGGTCGCTCAGTTCCTCGGGCGGCCGCAGGACGTTAAAAATCCGGTCGGCGTCGGGGCCGGTCAAACCCAATTGGCGGCCAGCGTAGGGGAACACCCCGGCTTTGCTGATTGGGTTCGCCTTGACCTCGAACCAGCCGTTCCCGTCGTAGGTGCGCGCGCCGTCCATGCCGATCATTACCGACGGCATGAGGCCCAGCGTCGCGGCCGCGCCCGGGTGCATGGGCTGGGGTAGCGCGTTGATCGGTGCCCACATGTAGCCCACATGTTCGCCGTTCAAAACGGGCGCGAACGGTTCGGGCAGGTCGAGCGCGTAGGTCGTGAAACCGTCGTTCCAATCCAACACCCGCAGGGCTTCGGCCGGGGTGTAGCCGATTTCCTCTTGGCATTCGCGGATCGCGGCTTGCTCGGGCGTCTCGCCCGGTTCGATGCCGCCGCCCGGAAAAGCCCAATGCAACGGATAGTCGCCCGCGCTGGGTGCGCGGTTCAAAAGCAACACCGAGTCGCCCGCGCGAAAGACGATACCGGCCGCGCGGTCTTCACCCCGGGCGACCTTGTAAGCAATGGCGGCCGCTTGCTCGACCGGGTGCCCCGAGCGCACGAGTTCGGCGATATTGGCCGACACCGTTTCGGGGCTGGAACCTTTGGCGAGTGGCATGTCGTCTAGTCCTTAGAAAAATCGAAAACTGGCGACATGGTACACCGACAATTCGGGGCCTGCCCGGGAATCCCACGCTCGCCCGTGCGCGGGTCAATCACCGGCAGTTTGTCGAAGCTGTAAATTTGCCCGTCCATGTCCTGATGGTCTTTGCGCGGGTGCGCGCCGCCGCCCGAGTGGTGCCACATGAATTTGCGCACGCCGAGGGCTTCCATGCGCCCCCGGTTAATCGAGTTGTAAACCTTGCGGGTTTGGTCGAGCGCGATATTCTTCGCGCGTCGGTGCGTTTGCCCCTCGTATTGTTCGAGCGCGGGCACGAGGTCTTGCAATCCGTTGCCGGTCGTGATCGAACGCATTACCGCGCCCTCGACCTTTTGCAAATACTCCGACGCTATCGACTTGATCAGGCTCACATTTTCGGCGACGCTTGCTTTGTAAATGTTCTGCAAGGTCGAATCGACGACGGACGTTTTCAAGCTCATGCCGCCCGATAGCTTTTGCAAGCTCGAATGCAACGCGGTTTTGCCCGAGCGTTGCGCGTCGTTCACCATGCCTTCGGCGAGCGGCTTCGCTTTCTTGGCGAATAGCGCATTGAAGCGATCCGACAAAGACGACATGAGAATGCGCGATTGACTCGCGATTGTGGCGTCTTCGCCGAAGTGCGAGGCGGCCGCGTCGGTCTTGAAAAGTTTCTCGACCTCGCGCCGAACCTGCGCCGTCATTTGCGCAGTGAGCGACGACAAGGCCCCAACGTAGCGCACGGCGACCGCCGCGTTATGTTGGATCACTTCGCCGCGAAAGGTAGGTGCGGCACTTTGCTTTGCCGCCCACGCCTCACGCTTGGCCGTTAGCCGGATTTTCTTCGTTGCCATTGTCGAGGTCTTCCAGAGTTGGCAAGCCGTTATGACCGCTCATTTCGTCGGCACTGATTCGCGCACGCACTTCGCTACCGTCGAGCGCGCCCATATCGACATAGAGTTTATCCGTCTCGGCTTTGGTCTTGTTGACCGTGGCGGCGGCTTCACTCGAAAGCGAGTCGAGCGGTTCGAACGTGCATTCGACACTGAAAGGCCGCACGCCGAAACGCGGGGCAATGTCCGAACGGATCATGCAAACCATGTGCCGATCTATGAGCGGTTCCATGTCGTTGACTTGGATCGACTCTAGTTCTTCGTGGTAGCTGTCCGACTCGAATTCGCCGGTCGCGTTGAAACCCTTCGGCGTGGTGCCGAGCAACTTCGTCGCCGGGATGTTGGCCGCCGCCGCGACGATCTGGTATTGCGTCATGATCACGGCGTCGAGTTCGCTCAAGCTCGTGTCGTGTTGCTCGATCTGGTCGGCCTCTTTGTCGGCAACCTTCACGCCGAAGTTATCGCGGAAAGCCGCCCACGTTGCCAAGCGTTGCTCGAACTGGCCTTGATTGGCGAGCGCCTTCGCGGCGTCGGTGTAGAAAATCATGGCGCGTTTCGTGAGCGCCAGTTGCGGGGCTTCGTTGGCCGTGCGCTCGGCCGCGTACACCCGTTCATAGATCATTTGCGGCACGCTCAAGCCGCCGTACAGATACGAGGGCTTGAGAATGTCGGCGACCTCGGGGCCGCGCAGGATGACGAGGTGCGATTTGTGGTATCGCTGGTTATTGATGATCCAGTAAGTCGGCTCGTAAAAGTCGAGGGCGGTCGGATTACTCGCGCTCGCGCTCGTGAGTTCGGGCACGCACCAATAAGGGTCGATCTGAGTCACGCCGCGATAACTTCCCGGGGTGATCGCGTCGGGATTGAAGGGCTTCACGTAGTATTCGGGATCGTCAGACTCGACGAGGAACAAGGCGACACGAATGCCGAACACACGGCCCATTTTCACGTATTCAACGAGCGAGCGATTCAGGCGGTAACGCTTGTTCGCCTTGTTGATCGCGTCCAACACCTCGGGCGCGCGCTCGCCGAAATCGGTGCCGTCGTTCACGGTGAATTTGTAGCCTTTGCGGATCGCGTCGCGCGCAGGGATCAAACACGCTTTGTTGATCAACCAATTTTGCGCCAGCAATGCGCAAAGCTGATAGCCGATAAAGCCTTGCGAGCCGTACCACGTCGCTTGCACCTCGGGAATGCCGACCTGATTCAAGGTGAACACGGCTTTAATGCCGTCTTGGAAATTGCTCGTGTCCTCGGCGAACGTGTGCAACTTACCGTCGGTTGCGAGCGCGGGCAAATAGGTCGGTGTATCGCCCACATGTCGCGGGATCGCCTTCGCGCTCAAGGCGGCCAAGCGTTCCTCGCGGCTCAAGCGGTCGTCGATACCGATTTCGGTCGAGAAAAACGACTCGCGCCCGGGTAGCGGTTCGGACTGAGCGGGCGCAGGCGTAGCGGCCGGGGCCGAGAATAGCCAACGAAAAAAGCGTGCAAGCATGGTCGAACCCCTTACAAATCAAAGAACCCGCGCCGCGTCGGCTCGGTAGGTGCAAAAGCAATCATGACAGCATCGGCGAGGTTTGGCGACTTTGCGCCCTCGGGTTGCTTGTCGATCAAGAGTTTACCCGCACCGTTTTCGGAATAGGTCGGCTGCGATAGTTCGAGGGTCAATTTCGAAAGCTGCGGCAACGTTGGCGAAATGGAAATGATCGCGTCGGGGTCGGCGACCGGGTGCCCCAGCACGACCGCGCGATAGGTGCGCAGGAACCGCAGCCGCAGCGCCCACCACGCTTGCGCTTTGGCGTTGGCGAAATAGTCTTTGTTCGTGCGTTCGTCTTTGTCGCGCGATTCGTCGCCGTCGAACTGCGGAATTTTGCCGTCGGGATCGACGACCGCCGCCGAGCCTTGGAACTTGCGCACCTCGATTTCGCGATGCTTTTTCGCCGCGAGTTTTTCATTCAAGGTTCGCGCGTCACCCTTGACGCCAGCCCCCAGCCCGTCGCCGTCGTAGGCGAACGACTCGTAATCGCTCGTAATGCAAATCTCGAAGGCTCGCTCGACGGTGCCGTAAATGTCGCCGCCCTTGCCGCTCCATGCGTCCACGAAGTCGAGCAAGACCCCGTGACGGCCCGCGAAGGCGTTTAGGTCGGCACCTTCGTCGGCTACGTCGAGGCCGCCCGTTCGCTTGCCCGTGGGCACAATGCCGAGCTTCGCGTGGGCGTTGATCGCCGCTTGAATCCATTCGCTCGGGATCACGACGCCGGTTACGCTCGCGTTTTCGTCTATGTCGTATTCCTGCGCGATAACCTGCGGGTCGCGCGTGAGCTTCAAATTCTCGTACCACGCTTCGGTTTTGCGCGGGTCGTCGCGCCAGTGGAAAACAAACACGTCCTCGGCAGGCCACGACCGACGCTTGACCGAGAACGGCGTCGTCGGCCCCTTGACGCTCGACATGTCGATTCGGCAATTCGTGGTCGCGCTCAACGATTCTTCGGCGCGCTGGGGCCGCTCAAGGTGCGCGGATTCGTCAACGAAATAGATTGCCGTTCGGTCGCCTCGGCCGATATTGTCGCCAGCCTCGCCGGTTATGACGCTGCCCGCCTGCGGGAACGTGAGCCGCATAAAGGCACCGTGTTTGTCTCGATCCCATCCCCCGCGAAATTCGACGGGCAGGTTCGCGAGGAACACCCGGGCTTTGTAGAAAAGCGATTTCGGCGAATCCAGCCTATCGACGTATTCCTCTTTGCGCGACCCGAAGCCGATAGCCATGCCCTCGTAAAAAAGGCATAGCGTGCAACTCATGGCAATCGCAACCCAGCTTGCGCCCGTGTCGCGCGATTTGGGCACCACGCCGTCGCGGCCGTTGCGCCAGTGGTCATAAATCCATCGCATGAGTTCGATTTGGCGCGGGAACGGGATAAACGGGATTGTCGCAGGCAAGCCGCGTTCGATGTTGCGCGGGTCGTAGGTCATGCCCCAATCTTCGACGAACTGCCACGGGTTGATTTTGTAATGCGCGCGCATGACGTGGATCAACTTCGGGTCGGCGCGCAGTTTGGCGAGGATGCGCAAGCGGCGTTGATACACCGCCGCATAGTCGGGCGCGAGGAAATCGAAGCCGTCCACGTCAACCCCCCACGATCTGCGAGTAAAGCGCGCCAAGGGCCTGCGGATCGCTCGGCAGGTCGGCGGGCGGGGCCTCGGGGATCAGGGGGCGACCGTCTTTGCCCGTGAGTTCGCGTTTCTCGATCAGCAAGCCGAGGTGTTTCGCGATGTTTTGCAATGCCGCGTCTTGATCGCGCAACTTCACTTCGAGGCCGTCTTTCGTGCGCTTCACTGCCGCGATCAACTTGCGTTCGGGGCCGGTGAGGCTTTCCATGTCGGCAAAAAACACGTCTTCCAGCCCCTCGCCTTCGCAGTCAGGGCACGCCGGGTTCGGTTCACCACGGGCACGCCAGCCGAAGCCGCCCGAGCAATCCGGAATCGTCGGTTCGCGTTTGGCCTTTTGGGCTGCGGCGAGTTCGTCGTCGCACGCCTTGGCGTACTCGCGGGCGTCCCATTGGTAGGCGTGACCGATCCCCCAGCAATGGCGGCAATTGAGCCGCCGCACGCGCATGATTTTCGAAGCGTCGGCCGTCGCGAGGGCGAGCCATTCGCGCAGCACGTCGGCGGCTTTCATCATTGCGACTTTGCTTACCCGTTCGCGCTGTTCTTCGATCAGGGCTTGAACTTTAGGTTCTTTAAGCAGGCGTGAGGCGGCCACATGCGCCCATGACGACGGCCAGCCCGCAGCCAGTGCGGCCCGGGTTCCGTTTGGGTCTTTCACGTACTCTTCCACGAACCGGGGAAGCCTACGGGACTTGAGGGGGTCTTCGTTGCTCATAGCGCAATACTACACGATATGGCCCGTCCCCCACACTTACCCGCGATCACCCATCGTTACCCCACTCCCTCGGGTAGCCTTTTCTCTATATAAATCAATCACTTACACCCTTTTACCTCTCTACCTCTAAATTTTAAGTTAGAAATAGTAATAAACAGATATATAAGTATAAGTACCGTATCTTATACAATCTGTTGAATAGGCCGGGGAATGTGAAACATGGGGGCGGTTAGAGGTTTTCCCTTATACGCCTATGCAAAAACCCGGATTTTCGGGTAAACTTAGCAAATCTTAGTAAAGGGGCTATCAATGAAATTCCCAATCGTCACCAGAATGGACGCGGCAAACGCTGGATTAAAACGGTTCTACACCGGCAAGCCGTGCAAATACGGCCACGACGCCCAACGCTTCACCACGACCGGGGGTTGCGTCGCCTGCAACGCTGCGCGCTCGAAATTGTTCGCTTTCGCCAAAAACACCGAGCGCGGCAAGTTCGTCTATCCCCTGCACCCCGACGACCACGCCGCCGCCCGCGCCTACTGCCAAGCCCTCGACCTCGCCCGGGGCTACGTGCCCCAAACCGACCTCGCGACCACGCCAGCCCCACGAGGGGCCGAACCCGTGGCACTGCCCGACCACATCGCGCGGCACCGGCAGGCGTTGACCGACGGCGGCCACAATCTGCCGCCGACTTCGGACGCCGCCGAGCTTCGCCGCCGTGAACTATTCGCAACGCTCGAAGCGCAGCGCAACCCAGCTCCCTACCTGCCCAAACCGTGAAAGGCTCGACCATGCGTACCCCTTCGCCCAATCCGCACCCGTCCATCGCCGAGCGCGCGCAATTCGCGCTCGATAACCCGGACATTCAACATAGCCCCGCCGACCTGCGAGAAATCATTGCGGGGCTACTGGCCGCGCAGGATCGCAAGCCCTGCGGCTGGGGCGTCTTTGCCCTGATCGCCCCGGGCGTGTACTGCCTGCAATCCGTAGTCAGGCACACGCGCGAGGAAAGCGAGACGGACGCGAGCCGCTTCGTTCGTGGCTGCGACGCCCACGCCCGCCCGCTTTACGCTGGGGCGCGGCCATGAAACGCAGGGCCGAACACCTCGCCCGCAAAAAATAATCCGACGAACGGTATTGCACAACTCTATTTTGTGTTGCATAATTCACCCATCGCAACACACAATGGGGAACGCAAAATGACCCTCGAAATCGCAAACACCATTCGCCAGCAACTCGGCGGCAACCGCTTCGCAGCCATGACCGGCGCAAAAGATTTTGTCGGCGGCTCTAACTCCCTGCAATTCTCTATCGGTCGTGGCGCGATCAACAAGGCGAACAAAGTGCGCGTGACGCTCGAAACTAGCGATACGTACATGATTGAATTTTGGTCGATTCGCGGCCTCAATATTCGCCCCTGCGGCGAACCCCTGCGCGGCGTCTATGCCGATCAATTGCAAGCCGCATTCACCCGTGCGACCGGCTTCGATACCCACTTGTAAAAGGAACCCGCCATGAAGTTCTACATTGCACGAGACGAACGCGAATCGACAATCGAGGTTTACCACACGCTACGCGAAGCCAAAGCGAAACCCGATTGTCATAGCGTCGAAATGGTCGAAGTCGGGGTGACCGCCGAGAACGTTCGTCGTCTCTTGGGTAACTGCGGCGGCTACGCCAAAGCCTCGGGTGTCGTATGGGAACGCCCCACCTCTTGACAAGCCCGTCAAGTAACGCATAATCAAGACTTTTCGACCCTAAAGGACTACACCCAATGGCAACCGCACCCAGCCTTAAAGCCCTCGCCGAATCCAAAGCCGACGGCATTCAAAAAGCGACGACGTTCAAAGTAGACCCCCACGCCGTACACGAGGAACCGGGCTTTAATCTACGCATTGAAGGCCCCGAACTCGACGCCTATGTCGATCAAATCGAAGCGGCCATGCGTGCCGGGGCTTACGTGCCCGCAATCGACCTTGCCGTTATCGACGGGCGCATGATCCTACGCGACGGCCATTGCCGCACCAAAGCTGCCCGCCGAATCGAAGGCTACTTGCTCGAAGCGCGCCAAATCCGGGGCAACGAGTGCGACGCAGTGTTTCACATGTTGGGCAGTGACCAGCGCAAGAGCTTCTCGCCGGTCGAGGTGGCACGCGGTTACATGCGCCTCGTCAACATGGGGCAGGATGTGGCCGCCATTGCCGCCCGTCTCGGCCTGCACCGTTCGACCGTAGAAAACGCCCTCGCGCTGGCCGACGCCCCGCTCGCCGTGCAAGGCATGGTCGCGGCTGGCGAAGTCTCGGCCACGACGGCAGTAAAGACCGTTCGCAAGCATGGCACCCAAGCAACCGAAAAACTCGCCGAAGCCGTGAAGACTGCCAAAGCCGCAGGCAAGGCAAAGGCCACGCCGAAGCATGTCGAGCCGAAGCCACGCGGGCAAACCCTACCCCCGCCCGACGCTTTTCGCGCCTTCGTCGAACGTGTCGCCGCTATGAGTACGGTAGCGCGCCCGAGCCGCGAGGAAACCGACAAATTGATCGCCGACGCCCGTGCGTTGCTGGCTCAATAAAAAAGTATTGCACAACTCTATTTTGTGTTGCATAATTCACCCATCGCAACACACAATGGGGAACGCAAAATGACACAAACCGCAATCCAACTTCCAGCCCCCGGCCAACGTGTCGGCACCGAATGCGGCCCCGGCGAATTTGCTCGCGACAATGCGGGCACCGTCATGGCTCACATTACCGACCGTTGGGGGACTCACGCCCTCGTCATGATGGACACGGGCGAGGTTAAAAAGTGCCACGGGTTGAACACCCGTCCCGGCATTGGCTGGCACGCTTTGAAGGGTTCCAAATGATGCAACGAAGCCTAGAACAATGGGCCAAGTGCGACCCGCATGCAATGGCGACCCAGCAAAGCCCGCAGGCGATAGCCTTCGCCTTCGAAGCCGCAAAGCACGACATTGCCGACCTCGCAAAGCTGGTCGAGCGTGTGGCCCGTCTCAATCCTGACGCGGGCGAAATTGGCCCGGGTATGCTTGTCCAACTCGTAACCGAGGCCCGCCGCCTCGTAGGTAATCCAACATGACCACAATCAAGCGTCACCCCCGCACGGCCGCCGAGGCGTTCAAAGACGCCGATTACGCCGGGGCGGTCTACCGCTACCCCGGGCGACGAATGCGCCGCCTCTATGTCGTCGTGTTCATTCTTTGTGCGGCCATGATCGCGTGGGCCTGCGTATGACCGCGACCGAGAAACGCATTGTCGCCCTACTGGTCAAGGCGGCCACGCCGCAAGGCTTGTGCCGTCGCAAGGCCCGCCGAATCCTGCGCCATAAGGCCAGCATTGCCGACGCCAACGGTGCATTTATCGCCCCTCACGTCGCGGCCGCATTGCGCAAAGCCGCCCGCTACCTATGAACAATTTCGACGCGACCGGCCTGCGCCTCGTGCGTAAGGGCGTGATTGTCACCAAAGACGGCCAAACGGGCGAGGTCGTCAAAACGTCGCGTGGGGCGTGCCTCGTGCGCTGGGGGCAGGCGCGTTACCCCAACACCGAATACTGCCGCTTTCTTCATGTGGTCGAGACGCCCAAGAATTGGGCAAATCGGGCCGCCATGACCTCGCAGCAACGCGCCGAGGCCCAAGACCTGCGCGAACGGATCAAGACCCTAGACGCGGCCAAATTACACGCCAGCGCCCACGCCCTGCGCCAGCGACTGCGCGGCCTGTTAGACGGCGAAGACCCTGCGCAATAGTTGGGTATTGCATAACTCTATTTTGTGTTGCATAATTCACCCATCGCAACACAAAACGGAGAACGCAAAATGATTGCAGCTTTTGTCGGAAACATGCACGCCAGCGCACGGGTTACACCCTTTTACCCCACTCACGCCGAAGCCCGCGAAGCCGCTAAAAAGCTGGGGTTTTTGGAAACCTTCACTCGCGAAATTTCCAATTGGGCAGAACACAAAAAATGGAACATTGAACGGGTCGGGATGTACGCGCAAATGCCCGTCGCAGAATAAAAAAGGCCCCGAGGGGCCTTTCTCTTTACTGCCGCACCTGCGAAGGCGTGAGCATTTGGGCCGCACTGTAGGCCCTTGCAATCTCGGCAGGCCCCACGATAGCGGCTTGTGGCGACCCGGGCTTGACGAATAGTTGCGGCTTGCGGCCGTCGGGTTGTACGGGGTTATTCACGCGGCCGTCGGGCAAGCCCGGGTGCAACACGTAGCCCATGCCCTGCAAGAGTTCGCGCCGCTTCGTGTGCGACAAGCGGTTGCCCATTTTGAGCGTATCGGTAATGAGGCGGTCGAGCATGACCGACGAAATCCAGCCGCCCATAAATCCGGGCGTGTCTTGCGCGATCACCTCGGCGATTTGTTGCTCGACACTGCCCCGGCTTTCGATAATGGCGGCCTCGGTCGTCGAGGTGTTGGGCGCGCGGTGCATGGCCCCGGCTGGGTTGAATTCGGGCGCAATCGGGTACGTGTGCAGCAATTCCGACACGATGGCAAACCCGTCGCGATGCTTGAGCCAATCGTAAAGGCGCGGGAAATAGTCGCCGCTCATGCCGTCGCGCGCAATGTCGGCGACGCTTTGTTGGGCCGAATAGAAAATGCCAAATCGGCGAGCATTGTCGGGCGTCTTGCGTATCGCGTTGCGGTAATTCGTGGTGATCATGAAATTCGCGCAAATGCTCATGCTCGCTTGATCGACGCCCTTAAACTGAATTTGGATACCCATACCCCCGGTAATGAGGGTCTTTAATTTTTCGACGATTTCCGCTTGGTGTTCCTGCGAATAAAGTTCTTCGACTGCAATAAACACCTTGTCGGCGATCCAGCCGTTAAACTGTGAATCGAGGTCTTCGGCGTGCGGCCAATGCGTGTAATGCTGCCCCACGGCCTCGGCCACGCAAGCCGAAAAAAGCGTTTTGCCGTTGCCCTCGGCCCCTTGCAAGACGGGTGCCCAAGGGAATTTCACGCCCTTGTATTGCACGCACGCGGCCATATACGAGAGCAAAATTTCGCGGTCGCGTTCGTCGGGCAACACCCGGCGCAAATGATCCATGAAGGGGGACACGTCGCCGACCACACGGCGCACGTTTGCGGGCCACCACGTATTGACCCGAGCGCGGCCCGCGTCGTCGATTATTTCCCCGGGCGGCCGGTCGGGCTTGAAACAAATCGTGTCGGCTCGGGGCGCTCGTAGCACTTGGGATTCGGTAAAGGCTTCCCAAGCGTTGCGGCTGGTGCGCTCGTTCACGGCGTCCATTGCGAAAACATACCCACCGTAAGCGACTTTGAATTGCTCGGGCTTGAGCAAAGCCCCGCCCGGGGTCAAGACGCGGTGCCGGTCTTGAACGTACACGCACCCGGCAAAAAGGCTTTTTTGGGCCTCGGGCGCGAGGAACGTATTACCCGTCACCTCGGCTTGCACGGGGGCTTGCGCGGCCGCCTGCGGCACGCTAGGGGGCTCGGGTAGCGTGTCGGTCAAGACCTCGCCGGGGCGGGCCAGAATTTCGCAAATCGTGCGGGGCAAATAGTCGTCGCGGTTCCACTTCTCGCGCACGAGTCCCGATTGCAGCATGAGTCGGTGAATGCGTTCACCGTGGCGACCCGTCCAAAATGCCAAATGTGACACGAGCGCGGCGTCAGCTTGGCTGGCGTCGAACATGCGGGCGGGGTCGGGGTAGGCTTTGGCGAGGGCTTCGGTGTTGCAGTTCCAAAGGTCGGCAAAGCTGGCGCGGCCGCCGAATGTGCTCGCCGCGCTGCGGCTCATGAGGGCGCGCCGGATCAACTCGGCGTCGTCGGTCGGGCCGCGCCATTCGGGCACCGGGGCGTCGCTCAAGGAAAAGTCGCCGTCGGCCCCCGCGCTCGGCGGGAAGTATTCGGCCGTGATCGCGTAGAGGGCGGCCGTGTGGTCGGTCGCGGCGTTGCCCATCGCCCCGATACCCGTCAAGGCCACGAAACGCAACTCGGTGTAGAACTCCATGCCGAGCGCGGCATTTTTCTTACCGTGGGCCGGGGCCTGCCCCATGCCGAAAATGTGCATTCCCTTACCGCTTTGCGATAGCTCCATCGCGGCCCCGGGGAACATGGCGGCAACCTTGAGCGCGAGCGGCGACCATTGCACGCCGTCGAAACATCCGTCGAGGTCGATAAAAAACAGAGGATCATCTTTGGTAAAAGTGAACGCAACACCGAAGCCCTCGCCCCATTGCGTAGCGACTGCGCACGCATGTTCGGCAGTCGTCCAATTGGCGGGATCGTGCGCGGTACACACTTGGCCGGTATGAGGGGACAAGGGGATTTTGTCCATTTTTCCCGGGCGAGTAGGGCTTGGCGTTAGCGCGTAGCAAAGGAATTGCCGATAGGCACCCAAAGGGGCCAAAGCTGGGGGTAATTCACGCATGATTTTGAAGAATCCGATTTGCTTTTTTAATGTTTTCCGTGGCGGTCAAAACCTGCAAATTCCACGGCACATGCAAGCCGCAAACGGTGTCGTTCGTCAAGGGAATGATGTGATCGACGTGATGCTCTACGCCCGTCGATTGCGTCAATCGCATAGCTTCCAAATAAAACGATTTGATCGCGCGCTTATCGGCCCGCGTGAGCCATTGAGGCGTGGCTTGTTGATTGCGCTTACGGCGAAGACTCGTTCGCGCTTTAGCTTGCTCGGGGTTTTGTTTGTCTCGCAGCATGGCCGCCGCGATTTTGCGTTGCTTTTTGTCAGGCGAAAGACTCGCGTAACGGGCTTTTTCAATGGCAGTTTTCAATTCACGTTCGGCGGCGTATTGCAATTTTGCTTTTGCCAAACGATGCTCGCGAGTTTCCTGATAACGCGCAGCCATTCGAGCGGCGACGCGCTCTTTATTCTCCATATACCACGCGGCCTTATATGCCCGTTTTGCTTCGGATTCGGCCATGTTCAACCCCCGATAGATTGCAACGCGCGGGCGCGCAAATCCTCGGGAGCTTTGAGCGCGTGACGGTCGCGCAGGGCCAAACCTTGCGCGATCACCGGCAGGCATTCGACACGCACGGCCTCGCGCATGATGTGGCGGCGTAACTCGGGCATAGTGCCCAAGTGGTACGAAATCAGCGACGGGGGCACCTTGGCGCGCTCGGCGATATGCTCACGGGTCAAGCGGGTGTATCCGATGCGGGGGGACAGTTCCAGCGCGGCGGCCAATATCTGCGCGATACGCTCGCGGGCTTCGAGTTTTGTTTGAGGTTTCATTGCGCCAATATAAACGAAATTTGACGGGATCGTCAAGTTATAAAGAGCCTTCGCCCGACACAAAAGAGGCGTCACCCCCGTTCGCGTTGACAAGGTTCGCCCATGCCAATTGCGCAGGCTCGCGACCCGCGCCCGTGTATTGCCAGCCCGGGGCCTTTACCTCACGCGACACGAATTGCGCGAGCGTGTGGCCGACGTGCTGGGGCAAGATTACCACGGGTCGAAACCCCACAAGGTCGGCCGATTTTAGAACCTCGTTCATGGCCGACGAATCGTTGCCCAGCCCATAACGCACCAGCCGCCCGCGTTCGTCTTTGAGCGCCCCGACATTGTTGCGAAATAGCTTTACACCTTTTTGACTGGCCTCAAGTCGCACGACACTTTGCACCCACGCTTCGGACTTGCCAGCCGCAGGCCCTGCGGGGTCGAGCGGGGGCGTGTAGGTGCCGAGGGTCGTTTGCAAATCGCGCAGGCATTCGAGCGGGATATTCCAGCGCGCGGCCCATTGGTGAAGGTTCATAGCGCAATGACTCCGTGTTGATCCAAAACCGATTTGATCTTGAGCGCCAAGGCTTCGGCCTCGGGTTTGCCCAAGGCTTGCGCGCTCAATACGTCGAGGCCGAAGGCGTGAAAAAACCGACGGTAACTTTGCGAATCGTCGAAGCCTTGGGCCTTTTGCCAGCCTGCCCAAAGTGCGATTTGTTCGCGCAAGAAAAATTGCGCGTTTGCTCGGGCTTGGTGAGCCTTGCGCACCCCGGCTTGCGCAATGGCGTCGAGGTGTTGGGGCACACGCGGGGCACCGTCGATAAGCGCCACCTTGCCGCGCATGGCGGCCAGCGTCTCGGCGTCCAATTCGTACAAATCGCCGTCCACAAACTCGGGGGCGGTGCGCGCGGGCGGCTCGGGATAGAACCCGCAATAGGGGCACGTCTTGTTAAAGCGGGGGTAAACGCTGGCGCAAGGGGTGCCCATGCCGTCGGCGTTTTCGTTGGCGCACGCTCGCAGGGGGATCGCGTCGGACGGCCCCGAACTGCGGGCCACACGACGGGCGAGCGTGTCATTGCGAGGGGCGTCGGGCAGGCCGTGGCGTATCACGTTGCCCACATGGTCGATTATCAAGGCGACGGGCTTGCCGCTCGCTGCGATATGGGCGCGCCGTTCCTCATTCGTGAACGAATCCCATCGCGCGGCCAACGCCGGGTCGATCATGAGGCGAAGGGCGCGGCCGAACTGTTGCACGAACAACGGCCACGACTCGGTTTTTCGCACCATCGAAACGACTTCAATCGCGGGCAGGTCGAAGCCTTCGCCGAATAAATCGACGTTCACCAATTGCAACACCTCGCGACGCTCGAACCGTCGCAGGATTTGGGCGCGCAAAAGGTCGGGAGTTTTCGCGCTCACGATTTCGGCGGGCACGCCTGCGGCCCTGAACGCTGCGGCGATTTCCTTTGCGCTTTCCACGTCTACGGCAAAGGTAACGCCCAATTTACCCCGGGCGATCTTTAGGTAATGCGCCACCACGTCGCCGACGATCTTGTCGGATGCGTGAACGGCCGCGCGCAATTTGGCAGGGGATAAATCGCCCGAGGCCGTCACGGTCACTTCGGAGTAATCAACGTCGGACGGAGGCGCGAAAATTCGGTAATCGGTCAGGTATCCGGCGTCGATCAATTCGCGCATTTCGGGGCCTTGCACGATGGCTTCGAAAAGCCCGTCGGCGTCGCGCCCCAGCCCCTTACCGTCGGCACGCGCGGGCGTGGCCGTCACCCCCAGCCCGTAGGCATTGGGAAACATGGCCGCAGCGTCGCCCCACTTGTTGCCGCGCAAGACGTGGTGCGCTTCGTCCTGCACCCATAGCCCGACCTGCGAAAACCACGGGTCGGCCTTGGCGTCACGGCCGACAAGCGTATCGACGCCGCAGGCACCCACACGCGCCCCGGGGTCGTAGAATGATCGCCCGAGCCGATCCATGTGCAGCGATACGCAATTGCGCCGCAGCGAGTCGGGGCCGATGATGCGATGCCGCACACCTTCGCGGGCCAGTGCGAGCGAGGTTTGCGACACGAGTTCGGAACGATGCGCGATCACGGCGGCGGCTCGGTCAACCGTTCGCACCACGTCGGCGAATAGCACGGTCTTGCCCGAACCCGTGGGGGATTTCACGAGGACATTTCGGCGGCCTTCGTTCCAATGCTGGAACACGGCGGCTTTGATTGTTGCTTGATAGGGTCTTAGTCGGCTCATGTTTTGCAATACTTGACAAGTTCGTCAGGTCGAGTATATTCGAGACTTCTTTAACCCGCAAACCCTCGAAAGGAAATGCACAAATGAAACTCGAAATCAACCTCGCCGACCGCGAAGAAATCGCCGCAGCCGTCCCCCTGTTGCAATTGATTTTGAACAACACCGTCGCAGGGGGTGCCGCCGCGCCCGCCCCTTTGCCGCCCGCTGCCCCCTCTATTGCGGGTGCCGTAACGCAACACAATGCCCCCGGGGCTGCGCCGGGTTCTTCGACGTTGCCCCCGGCCGCCCCCGCAGCCCCTGCACCGATGCCCGCGCCCGGGGCGACTGCCATTTCGGCACCTGCGGCCCCCACGAGCCATGCAAGCGACGTTGAACTCGATAGCAAGGGTTTGCCGTGGGACGAACGCATTCACGCCAGCACGAAAACCAAAGTCGCCGACGGCACTTGGAAAGCGAAACGCGGCATCAACGACCCCGCATTGGTCGCCCGCGTCGAAGCTGAATTGCGCGCCCGCATTGCAGCCCCGGCAATGGACGCCGCCGCAGTCTTCGGGGGTGCCGTCGCGCCCGCCCCTTTGCCCCCGGCCGCTATCGTGCCCCCGGCTGCGCCCTCACTGCCTGCCGCACCGGCTGCGCCTTCGGTCGCTGCCGACCCGACGACGTTTGAACAACTCATGAGCGCGATTTCACCACTCGTGGTTGCGGGCAAACTGCCGCCCACGGCTACGAATCAGGCGGCCACGGCGAACGGCCTTGCGAATATCGTCGCACTTCAAACGCAACCGGCATTCGTGCCGCTTGTGTGGGCGACGATCAAGCAAATGTACCCGGCCGCGTTTGCGTAATAGGACGGCGCGACCATGAGCGAACACGCTTTTCTCGCGCCGTCTTCGGCGGCTCGCTGGGTGCGCTGCGCACTATCCGCGAGCCTCGAAGCGGCTTATCCTGAAACCGAGGCCAGCCCGTCGAGCCTCGAAGGCACGGCCGCCCATTGGGTCGTGCAAATGCTCTTGCAAGGCACGCCCGTCGCGATTGATACGCAAGCCCCGAACGGGGTCGCCGTCACGCTGGAAATGCTGCAAGCGGCCGAACTCGTGCGCGACGACATTTTGCAAGCCCTCGGCCCCGAGTGGGCGAAATATCTCGTCGTCGAGCGACGGGTGCAAATCCCCCGCGTGCATCCTCAGAATTGGGGAACGCCGGACTATCGCGCATGGTCGCGCCTCAATAACGGCCGCCTTTGTCTGCACGTTTGGGATTTCAAATATGGGCACGAAATCGTCGAAGCGTTCGAAAATTGGCAGTTGATCGACTACACGGCGGGCATTCTCGGCGAGGCTGGCATTAACGGCATACAAGACCAAGAAACCGTCGTCGATATGTGCGTGATCCAGCCCCGGGCATACCATCGCGACGGCCCCGTTCGCCGTTGGCGTGCGGTCGCCTCAGACTTGCGCGCACATTTCAACCGCTTGGAAATGGCCGCCGAGGATGCGACGAGCCAATTCCCCACGGCAAGCCCCCAGCCTGAAGCCTGCAAAAACTGCAAGGGTCGCCACGCTTGCGAAGCGTTGCAGCGCGTCGCGTACTACGCGGCCGAACATGCGAAGCATTACGCCCCGCTCGAACTTACGCCGCACGCCTTGGGCCTTGAATTGCGCGCCCTCAAACGCGGGCAAGCTCTACTCGAAGCGCGCGTGAGTGGCCTTGAAGCGCAAGCCGCAAGCAAGATCAAGTCGGGCACCCTCGTGCCGTTCTGGTCGCTCGAATCGTCACCCGGCCGCCTTGCGTGGACGAAGCCGGTCGGCGAAGTGATTGCGCTCGGGCAAATGTTGGGCCTCGACCTTGCGGCCGCACCCGACGTAATCACACCCACGCAAGCCAAAGCCAAGGCCAAAACGGCAAAGATCGCCCCGGAAATTTTCGACGCATACGCCACACGGCCCGCAGGCTCGGCGAAGCTGGTCGAAGACGACGGATCGAAAGCGCGAAGAATTTTTGGCGGCTAGTTGACGAACCCGTCAAAAGTGATACATAATTAGTTTCCCTCAACCTGAAAGGCAATTTCAAATGAAAGTCGAATTTCTTACCCCCGTCGGCCGTCTCGTTCAAGGCGACCCGTTCGAGCCTCAAACCAAAGACCAGCAAGGCGCGCCGCTTACGGTTAAGACCGGCCCCAATGCGGGCCAGCCGACGCAACGCTACTTTATCGCCGTGGCGTTTCGCAAAGACGACCCGGCTTTCGCGGGCCTCTATGGTCAAATGCAACAAGTCGCCCGCGCTGCGTTCCCGACCTTGTTCGACGCTGCGGGCAATTGCTTGTCGCGCGATTTCTCTTGGAAATTGGCCGACGGCGATAGCATGGAGGTTTCCAAACCCGGCGAGACTCCCAACGCCAAGAAACCCGGATTCGCGGGCCATTGGGTAATCAAGTTTTCGTCGTCGTTTGCGCCCCGTTGCTTCCACGCGGGCCACTATGCGCCGCACGAGCAAATCCAAGACCCGAAGGCTATCCCCCGTGGCTATTACGTGCGCGTCGCTGGCAGTATCGAGGGCAACAATAACCCCCAACGCCCCGGCATTTACGTGAATCTCGGCATGGTCGAACTGGCAGGCGTCGGCGAAATCATTTCGACCGGCCCCGATGCTTCGAAGGTTTTCGGGGGTACTGCCGCCCCTTTGCCCGTAGGGGCTGCACCCTTGCCAATGCACGTTGGTTCTGCACCCGTTGCGGCACCCTCTTTGCCGGGAATGCCTGCGGCCCCTGCCCCGGTTGCGGCGGTGCCTAGCCCCGCAATGCCCGTCGCCATGCCTGCCGCACCTATGGTCGCGCCCGCCATGCCGGTTG